AAGACGAATTATATTAAGACCATCGTGACCGCCGAAGCCAAGCTGGACTTGGAGCGCAAGGGTGTCCAGAGCTACCAGCGGGACATTTACGCCCGGTTCCTCTGCTTCGGCAACGGCGCGTTGACCTCGCTGTATGACCATTCGGACGGCTTCTTTCGCCGCCAGCTCATCCTGACCACCAAGGACAAGCCTGCCGACCGCACGGATGACCCTTTCCTTGTGGAGAAGATGTGCGCCGAATTGGAGGGCATCCTGCTCTGGTGTCTGGAAGGGCTGCACCGGCTGGTGCAGAACGATTTCCGCTTCACGGTCAGCGAACGAGCCGCCGCCAACGTGGACACCATCAAACGCAGCAGCAACAATGTCATCGACTTTATGGAGTCCGAGGGCTACTTCCGTTTCAAGGCGGACTACTCCATCAGCTCCAAGGAGTTCTACGACATTTATAAGCAGTGGTGTGAGGACAACGCCTGTCACAGCGTATCTGCGATCCGTTTCAGCGCAGAACTGCGCCAGAATGACCGCCGCTACAACCTTGAAGCCACCAACAACATCTACCTGCCCGGTGGCCGCAGGGTGCGGGGCTTTGTAGGCATCGAGCCGCTTGTCCACCCCTGCCCGTAAAAAGTGCATTTTTCACGGAAGAAGTTCGTACAACCTGTACGGTCTGTACTTGTACGCACCTGTACGGCAAATCGAGACAAATTAAAACGTGTTATCGTTTTTATTTTAGATTTTCGTACGTCGTACAGACCGTACGGGTTATTTGAAGTCCGTACGCAATTTTTTTCAGATGCGTACGGAGCAATCAAGTTCGCATTGTGCGAACTTGATTGTAGCTCTCCCGCAGGAGACATTCCCCCTCGGAGAGTCCTCGAAGAGCCCACTACACTTTGCAGCCCATAGGGATGAAAGTGTTATAGTGGGTTATTACACTTCCAAAGAAGTGCATCTCCGTTCCCCGTCACCTCTCGATGAACCTTGAAAGGAGGGATGCCCTTTGGCAAGAAACGATGGCATTGACCGTACCAGTGTCCGAAATCTCGCCGTTTCGGACAAGGCTGTTGGCAACACCCAGCAACACAATGAGCGCGAAAAGGACAGCTATCGGAACCCCGATATTATCCCCCAGCGCGCTGCATGGAATGTCCACTTCAAAAAGCCCGCAGCCAGCTACACCGACCTGTTCTCCCAACTGGAAGCCGCTGGTACGATTTCAACGCGCGGCCTGAAGCCGGATGCCACCCATTATTGCGAGCTTGTCTTTGATGTCAACTCGGCCTATTTTGACAATCACGGTGGCTACGAGTTCGCCAAGCAGTTCTATGAGGATGCCTACAATGCAGCCGTTCAGATCGTGGGCGGTGAGCAGTATATCCTTTCGGCAGTCATGCACGCCGATGAGATCAACCGTGCCATGACCGAAGCATTAGGCCGTGAAGTCTACCACTATCATCTCCATGTGGTCTATGTGCCTGTGGTGGAAAAGCAGATCCTCTGGTCGAAACGCTGCAAGGACAAGGCACTGGTCGGCGCAGTCAAGGAGACCGTCATGCAGGTCAGCCGAAGCAAGAAGTGGGCTTCCAAGCCCCTGCTGGACGATGCCGGAAAGCCTGTCCTGCAAAAGAGCGGCAAGCCAGTCCTGAAGAAGTCGTACAGTGTCCTGCAAGACGATTTCTTCCACTATATGCGCAACGCCGGGTACACGGATGTAGAGCGCGGTGAACGCGGCAGCACCGAAGAACACCTGACCGTCACCCAGTTCAAAGTTCAGAGGGAGCAGGAACGGCTGGACACCCTGACTGCTCAAGCCGACCAGCAAGCACAGTCGCTTGCTAAAACCTGTCAGACCCTCTCCAAAAAGGAGAAGGAACTTGCCGCTGTTCAGAAAAAGACTACACTCACGAAAGAAGCCCTCATTCATGCGCGCGATCTGGATTATATTGGCAAGCGCACATTCCTCGGCAACTATTCGCTGACCGAAGAAGAATTTTCCAAGCTAAAAAAACAGGCTGACCACGGCTATATGATGGACGTGGAGAACCGTCGCCTGAAAGAAGAACTTTCCACGGCCAAGAAGGAGGCCGTTCGTTGGAGCAACAAGTACCACGACCTGTGGTACGACGTGAAACCCTATCTGGATGCTATGCGCCGTGCGCCAGAACTGGTGCGCGGTTTTCTGGAAAAGATTCTTGCCCCCAAGCAGGAGTGCACCATGAATGTGCCACAGCGAAACCGCAGGCATGGGCAGGATATGGAACTTTGATTTTCGGAGGATACTGAATGGATAATAGAAGCACTGATATGATGAACGATGCGATTGACCTTTGCTCCTGTTATGAGCCTATTTGTGAACCACCTGTCAATTTACTCGAAGAATGGCAGGATTCGGAGTACGCGGGTCCCGAACCTACTCTTGAGAACACGTCTTACTATGTTAAAGAGCCAGACGGTACGCTCTATTTTTACTGTGGCAACACCAAAATCAAAATGACCGAACATTTCGCAGAAAATGGAAAATCAGTCGGCACACTGCTGGAAGATGTGATTCAGTATTCAGCTAACCGATGCGCCTGATGATAAAAACGAATTGAATCCAGCCCACACTTACGGTATAATGGAAGCAGAAGTATTGTAAGCGTGGGCTGTTTCTTTTAAGAAGGAGGCTCTACTATGAAACAGCCTAACAATACGATGATCTATAACACTGCACTGTACCTTAGACTAAGCCGTGACGATGAATTGCAGGGTGAAAGCGGCAGCATCCAGACCCAGCGCATGATGCTTCGTCAGTATGCAGAGGAACACGGGTTGACCGTTGTTGGCGAATATATCGATGATGGTTGGTCTGGCACCAACTTTGACAGACCGGGCTTTCAACGGATGATCGACGATATTGAGGAAGGCAAAATCAACTGCGTTGTAACAAAGGATTTATCCCGTTTAGGTCGAAACTATATTCTGACAGGTCAGTACACGGAGATCTACTTTCCGAGTAAAGGTGTCCGCTATATTGCTGTCAACGATAATGTGGACACTCTCAACGGCGAAAGCGAACTCGCTCCGTTCCTGAACATCCTGAATGAGATGCACGCTCGCCAGACCAGCAAAAAAGTCAAGGCCGCTATGCGGACAAGATTTGCGAACGGTGCGCACTATGGTGCATACGCTCCTCTGGGATATATCAAAGACCCCGACAAGTCAGGGCATCTTCTGGTAGACCCGGAAACGAAGTGGATCATTGAGAAAATCTTTGATCTTGCGGTGCATGGACACGGTGCGGCCAGCATCACCCATATTTTAGTAGATGAAAAGGTTCCCACTCCCGGCTGGTTGAATTTTCAGCGGTATGGCACATTTGCTAACATCTATGCAGGAGCGTCGGAAGAGAAGTCCTACGCATGGACGGTAGCGCAGGTCAAAAGTATCCTGAAAGAAGAAACCTATATCGGTCACAGCGTTCACAATAAGCAGAGCAACATCTCTTTCAAGAACAAGAAAAAGGTGCGGAAGCCGCAGGAGGAATGGTATCGTGTGGAGAACACCCACGAAGCTATTATCTCTGCGGATGTGTTCCGACAGGTGCAGGAGCAGATTGCTCATCGCCGTAGAAAACAGAAAGACGGAACAACGCAAATCTTTTCCGGGCTTGTAAAATGTGCGGATTGCGGCTGGTCGATGGCCTATGGTATGAATAAGCAGAACAAAAAGCCCTACGGCTATTACCATTGCAGCAAAAACGGACAGGGCCTTCACCAATGTTCCATGCACTATATTCGATATGATGTGCTGTACACCTATATTCTGGCAAGAGTGCAGTATTGGTCGCAGCAAGCACAGCAGGATGGAGATAAACTCTTGCAGCGTTTACTGAATGCCAGCGACAAAGAACGCAACACCGCCAAGAAAAAACAGACTGCCGAACTCAAAAAGGCCACAAAGCGTAAGGCAGAGGTGGACAACCTGTTCGCCAAAATGTATGAGGACTGGTCTGTTGGACGCATTACGGAGTACAATTTCAATATGCTGTCCGAAAAGTATCAGGCAGAACAGCATGAACTGGACGAAAAGATTCAAGAACTTCAAGCCGAACTTGATGCAGCCGTTCAGACCGCTGTTGACGCTGAAAAGTGGATTGAGTTGATGAAAAAGTACGTCAACCCCACACAATTGACCGCCGAACTTCTAAATGCTCTGATTGAAAAGATTCTCATTCACGAAGCTGTCAAGCATGAAGATGGCACCAGAGAACAGGAAGTTGAAATTTTTTACCGTTTTATCGGCAAAGTCGAGTGACGCATTATAAAAGGGTGTGCAATCGAACGGTTGCACACCTAGTACATAACCAATATCTTTAAGTGAGGGATTCTCCAGTCGCTTTCCCCGAAATTCGTATAGGCCAGCTGGCAGAAATACCGTCTCGCTATCATGTCGTTATACTTCTGCTGCGCAATGGAGGTCGCCAGCTCTCTTTTGCGGCGGGTGCTCGCGGTGTGTTCCTTGTCCGTTGTTTCAAAGAGATCCACTTCTGCATAATCGGATGTTCCGAGAATGTGTTTCTGCTCCCGAATGTACCATGCCCGCACCGTTCACTTCCTCCTTCCGCAAAGTTCTACTGGGATTTTCTTTTCTGTGGACCAAACACACACGGCTTCGCAGGACAAGGGGGATACAACGCCGGGCAGGTCTTTCTAAGTTTCCTATTCCGTCAAGCCCTACAGACCCGCCCTCGTTTTCTCCCCCCTTGACCCCCGCTTTCCCCGGCGTGGAAATTTGTGGTCGCTAGATTAAGTTACACATACAAGCCCCTTGCCGCCTCGTCAGGGCGGCAATTTTACGACGGGCTTGCTTAATTCTTGATTAGGAGCTTGATTAGTTTCGTTCAGCCTTTCATTGCGATCCAGTTGTGCATCCGGCCATAGGCCAGCAGATCTTCCACCAGCTTGTCCACCAGCTTCACACGGTCGTCCTGGTCTGTCGTGCATTTGATGTTCTGCGCAGCGTTTACAAACTCAGCAAGCGATCCCCGCATATTTGTGTGCTCAGCGTGTTCGTCTGCCGCATTTGCTGCCATCCGCAGCGCATCGGCAAGGTCCTCCATGTTGTTACGCTCTGTATCGTAGCGCCGGAGGCCGGTATCCTGATAGTTCTCAAAGGCACGGTCCGCCTTCTGCTGGTAGCGCTCTGCCAGCTTTTCAAGTTCACTTCTGTCCATTTTTTAAGCTCCTTTACCTTTTCCATCCCACATTTCCAGCCGAGTGTGACACACCGGACAGGTCTCCGGTTGCCAGTTCGTTATGTAGCCGCAAATAGGGCAGCCGTAGTAATCTTCTTTCAGGATTCCGCAGTATTTTCCCCAGTATGGCCGCACCGGCGGATCCTCTGTGTAATTTACAACGTCAAAGTGATGCAGGCTTTCACTCAAAGCACCTATAATATCTTCTTCTACGCTTCTGTTATCCGGGTTTTCTACTTCGACGGTTAGTTCAATGATGACTTTTTTCTCCATCGCTCTGTACACCTCCGTCCACCACCATTTTCAGGCAGTTAGCTTTCGCACTCGCTTCTCTTTTCGTAAAACTCGCAGGTGTCCTCTGGGTCTGTGTTCTCCGTTCCTTTCGGTGACAGGCCGTTATAGCAGAACCAGCTTTTAGCGTCATGGTAATAGCAGGTGCAGCAGGTGTTTTCAGGCTCCACGTTTGCCTCCCGTATAAAAATGTTCCATCGTTTCGCGGTACACCTTGAAGCACTCCGGGCACAAGTCACCAACTCCAAAGAAGTCCCTCGCTTCAAGCGCCCACCCATCCAGTGCCTTCTGGTCAAACCGGCCATCATCAAACCGTTCTGCAAATACCTGCTTCCGGCAACGGTTGCAGATAAACATTGCTCCGTTCTGTCTCATTGCACTTTCTCCAACTTCATAACCTCAAAATCTTCAAGATTCGGGTGCAACTTCTTCCTCTCGATCCCGAACTTTGCCCTTGCTCAGTGCCAGAGGACCACGTTTGACGAATGGGCCAGATATGTTGTTCCGTTAATTTTGACCTGTAACTGGTCGCCTTCATAATCGTTCCAGCTATCCACCTTGCCCTCAATTACGGTTCCATCCGGCATTTTAATCTGTGCCTGCGAATATTCGTAGGTCAAATCAATTACCTGCTTGTTGCATCCCGTCATCAGCAAAACGCTTGCCGCCGCAGATGCTCCCACCATAAAAATCTTTCTCATTTCTTTGCCTCCTGCTTTTCATTGAGTTTTACTACCGGCTGCGGCTGGTCGCTGCGGTTCAGCGGCTTATCAAAGCACACATTCCATGGATCGCCCTCCGGCTTGTCATGCCATGCCAGGGCGTGGCGAATGGCAAGCCATACCTGTTCTGCCCGGTACGGCACCTTCATTACGTCTGAGGTCGGGGCCGGGAGAACGCATCTGCTGTACAGCCGTTCCATTTCTAGCAGCATGGTATTTCTGCGGCCTATCGCAACATTAAAAGCGTTTTTACGCTGTTCCTCGCTCTGAAACGCATTGTTTTCCGCGTCCGAGTAGAATTTTGCAAAGCACAAGTCTTCTGCCAGATCCCAAAACTGTCCCATGTGCAGCCGCAGATACCACTCGCAGGCAGTCTGCACAGCCTCCGCCACTGGGCGGCTCATGGTCAGCGTGATGGTCTCGATTTCGGTAGGTGCGTCATTCTCCTTCGCCATAGTGCGGCTCCTTCGCTCCCGGCCAGTGACGGCGTTGGCTGCGCTCAAACTTCCGGGCCATCGCCGCCGTCTGGATAGCTTCCACGGCCAGGGCAACAGCCCGGTCGTATACGCCTTTCGTGGAGATCTGCGGATTGTTGGAGTAAACACCTATCCACATAGCGTTAAGTTCCCGGCACAGACCGTTCATCTCCTGCGCAGCTTCCACGACTTCTTCTTGGATGATTCCCGCGCCCTCATGTGGCCCAGCAAACATCCGAAACTTCTTATTGGCAGCGGCCAACTCGATTTTGACCAGCCGCTTCACGTCATTTTTTACCGCATCCATGATTAGCCCTCCGTCCGGCTCTTGATTTCGGCCAGCAGGTCATCCAGCGGAACATCGGAAAGCGAAAACCCGGCCTCTCTTTCGTCCTCGACAGAGACCAAGAGTGCAGAGGAAAAGCACAAAACGGGGCGAACACCATAGGAGACGTTGTACCAGTTGTAGCTGCTGGAGCCATCGGTGTAGACGCACCAGACGCCGTTGTAATTGCTGGTGCGCGGAGAGCAATTCGGCGTACCGTAAGGCGTTGCCAACCACCACGGCGCATCTACCTTCGGGATCAGCCGCCAATATTTTCCGTACCCGCGCAGGGTCAACAGGCCAATCCTCACTTCAAAGATTCCGTATTCGTTCTGGCCGGTCGTGTCCTGAAGGTCGATTCTGAGCGGAATGAATGTACTCAGCGGAGTGCCGTTCTTTGTAAACTCTGCCAGGCAGTTACCCAGATATGGCATAATCTCGCTCCGGCGCAGATCGTTGGGGCATTCCGGGTCGTCGCCGTCGCGGAACGGCATTCTCGTCCAAATGTCCTTTGCCAGTACAAGGCAGCCGTGTTCGTCCGCATCCAGCTTCACAAACTCCTTGCCCAGCACTCTGAAGATGCCACCATTTTTCACATCACCCAAGGTTACACTTTTCAAAATCTTGCTCATCGTTATTCCTCCACTAAAACCACATTGGCCCAGCTGATCTCGTATGTTTTCCCGTCAATCGTGACTTTCACGATACGATCATTGTGTGCAAACGAACTTACCTTGTCCGCCCGTCCTTTGTCCAGTAAAGTGCCGTCCGGCAGGTAAACATATACCGTCTTGACCGGTTTTTCACCGCTTGCTGTGCCCTTGACTGCTTCACACCCAGTCAGTGTTACGCACAGCGCGGCAGTGCAGGTGGACAAAGCCAGCAGTTCCAAAGTCTTACGCATCGTTTTTGTCCTCCTGTTCGCTCAAGTCCTCCACATCGGCAACATCCCTAGTCTTTTTCACCATGTCGGCAAGCTCACGCAGTCCAGACTTTGCCAGAGGTTCCAGCTTTACAGGAAGCACCGCGCCGCGCACCACCATACCGTCTTTGATAACATAGTAGCGGCTACCACTTGCCATCTTTCGGGCGCAGTATTTGAAATATCCGCTCTTTCGGATCTCGTCCGCCACCGGCATGATCTGCTTTGCATCCACAAAACCGACCGTTCCCGAAACAGGCTCGATCATTGGAACCAGCTCACACCCGCAGTACCGGATACCGATTCTTCCGGTCACGCAGTCCATTTCTCCGTCTGCCGTGTCGTCCAAATCCATCCCTTCGATGTGATGGAGATCATCCGGGCAGTCATTATCAAACTCGATGTCTGCCCATTCCTTTTTGCTGATGCCCAGGAGGGTTGCCAACTCACTTTCATTTTGTGCCTTCGGAAATCCGGTCAGCGGGAAGATTGCCGTTTTGGTTCCAATGTACAAATCATAGGTTCTGCAATCGTCATAGAACACTTTGTAGAGTTTACAGTACCCATCTGCCTTAATGAGCTTTGCGATTGCTGCCAGCTTCATTTGCTTCTCCTTTCAATTTCGATAGCCTGAACTTCAAACTTTTCGTACTCCGGGTAATGATTCTCGGCCTGCTCCTTGGCTTTTTCAACAGCCTGTTCGGCGCTGTCCGCATCCAGCCGGTACGGCAGCCAACCCGGCCACCCACCAGCACCGGTCGCTTTCAGCAAAATGTAGTACCTCTGCATCGGTGTGTTCTCCTTTCAGTTTTGGGCAATCCCGGAGTTGAACCGGGCCGGGCCTGTTCCCATGCTCACAAAAAAGGCCGCCGCAGCGGGCGGCCTGTGTCAGGAGTTGTGCGACCTTATTTTCAAAATTTTCTTTGCTTCCTCTGCGTGGAGAAGGACGCTGTCCCGGCAGGTCATACCCGGTTCTTGCAGCTCATAGAGTTTGCACTCTTTCGTGCATCCCTTACTGCCTTTTCGGGCCTGCTCATTACACGTTATAAATCGTGCGGACAGAATCCGTGTCAGCGTTTCATTGTCCATCATGCCACCAGATAAAGCCAAAGGAACTTAATCAGTGCGGCAGGCACAAAGAAAATCAGTGCCGCCCACAGTGCCACAGCTGTCAAAACCATCAGAACACCCAGTGTTTTCACAAATCCGTCCATTGCTTTTTCTCCTTTTAAGTTCAATTCTTGCCCAAGCTGCAAGGTCTTTCCAGTTTTCAGATTCCCGGTGACATGGAGTATCGCTGGCGCGTTTATCAACTGCTTCTGCAAGTTTTTCAACGCACAAGTCAGGCAACTCCTCAATGTGTGATTCAAAAAACATAGCCATGACATCCAACGGGGCACCCGCAGCAGCAATAGCCAAAACTTCTGCGTCATTTTTCTTGTCTCTGTGCGTTTGGAGCTTGCCCCACATCACTTCGCTGCCTCCTGGATGATCCAGACCCGGTGCGTTCCATAGCCTTGCCAGTTCAGTGCATCTTTGTGGCTGCCGGAAACGGCAACATCCAGATGCTTTCCTTTTACGCTGGCTCCGGTATCCTGAACGATTCTCACGCCCACATCCTCAATGTAGAGGACGGTCCCGAACGGAAAAACGTCCGGGTCTGCCGCCACTGTCACGTCTCCTTCAACCGGCGCACCGCTGGCGGTAATTCCCGTTCCAGTACCACAGATGTGCTCCCGCTTTTCGGTGCAATATGCTGTGCAGAGGAAGTCTCCTGCATCCTCTACCAGCAGCTTTCCGTCCAGCCGATCCCGCGCTTTAAGCGAATCCCGCAGGGTATCTGCATACCCCGCAATTTCTTTCGACACGCCCTCCCAGTCCTCATACCGGGACTTGTAGATGTCTCGCTGGCATTCCAGATCATTGATCCGGTGGTAAAGCACGCCAGTCTGTATGCCTGCAATCATGACCGCCACCAGAGCGATTTTTCCCACATCAATTTTCATATTCTTTCCTTTCCGGGAAGTGTTTCTTTGTAACGGCAATCGGAAATTCTTCAATCTCCGATGCCCACCGAGCAGTCCCGATGCCGTATGTAGTTTCCCATACCAGTGGGAAGCCGCCAATCCCGTCAAACAGGCTTCCCAACTTTGCGCCATCGCCCATGTATGACTTCATTTTTTGGGCAATCCAGAACCACTGCGGAAGTGCGATGCTGTTTCCCAGTGCCTTATAACGCGGGCTGTCTACCGCCTTGTGCTTTTTCCCTTTGGTGTCCGTCCACTCTCCAATGTCCGTCCATCCATCCGGGTAGCCCTGCAACCGCTCACATTCTGTCGGTGTCAGCCTGCGGACAATCCATCTTGTTCTCTGCCCAGCAAGTACCGCCTGCTGGTTCCCGCCCGCTGATTCTCTGGACGGAAGTGCTTGGAATGTGCCATCTTCGCCATATACCCGCCGCGCCTGGGTGTCCCATGGATTCAGGCAGCCGGAGTATTCGATTGCCACAGCCTGCGCATCGTGCATGGTGTCCAGCGTCCCGGATTTTTCCTTACTGGCGTAGGCGTGTGCCTGTCCATTGCCGATGCCGTAGCTTGTGACCTGCCCCGGCACGGCCACGAGCGGCGTATTTCCCCCACCTGTTCCCCAACGGGCTACGACAGTTGGGGAACAGGTGGGGGCTTCCTTGTACCGTGCGTCCTGCGCATGGTTTTCAAAAACAACAGGCTTGTCTGCCGGGTGGTCCGTAATCATTGGGACATACCCGCCGCCAAGGCCCATACTCGCCGGTAATGTTGGGCAAATACCCGTCTGCGTGACCGTTGCGTGAACCTGATTGCTTTCCAAAACTACCGGTTGCGCAGGGTTTTCTTCTTGAATGCTGTATACCACCGCGTGCCGGTCAACAGTGTTAACTGTAAAGGATCCGTTTTCTCTTACTCCTGACCCGTTCTGGTTTGTTTTCCGGTCAACCGTATTCCCGCTAATGCAGTATGTCGGTTCTCGAATCAGTTGGAAGAGCGTTTGGTCTTGGAGTGTCGATAGTGTCCCGACTTTTTCTGTTTGCACAAGAGCGCCCTTTCCGCCTCCGGCGCACCCAGAGCGGATTTTAAGCGAATACGCAGCTGCTTCACTGCTATTTCTTCCAGGTGTTCTTTCCTCTCGTTCAGAGCCGCCAGCTTTTCCTGCCTTATCCGTTTCTGCTCCTCCGCTGCCAATGCTTCCATCACTCGTGCAGAAGCCCCCGGCTCCCACCACTCGATCATTTCCAGCAAGGCGGTTTGCAACAAGTCCGGCAACTTCTTTCCACGCCGGGATGCGCGGGTCAGGATGCCTTGACAGGCTCGTGCGCTCAAATAATATTTCTCCGGCGCGTTGACCTCCAAGGTCGAGGATAAGAGCGATACGCTTTCTGCGCTGGGCCACTCCGAAATATTGACTGTCCAGCTGTCGCCAAGCCAAAGACCATCCGTTTCCGGTGATTGCACCGGCCTTGCTCCATCTGCCCCCCCCCCGTAGGTCCAGGAATGGCAGCGTCTGGTTGTCCAATGCGGGCAAGTTCTTCCAGAACCGCCCGGAAGTCTTCTCCGTTGTTGCTGGAAAAGGCTCCGGGTACGTTCTCCCAAATAGCGAAAGTTGGACACAATCCATTTGTGCTTGACCTCATTTCCTTTATGATCCGAACAGCTTCCATGAACAGTCCAGACCGTTCTCCTGCAAGACCTGCTCTTCGTCCGGCAATGGACAAGTCTTGGCATGGGCTTCCAAATGTGATGCAGTCCACCGGCTCGATTTCATCACCGTGGATTTTTGTTATATCTCCCAGATGAATCATATTGACCTCATTTCTTTTTGCACGGACGGCCGGCATCGAACCGGCTTTCCTGCTCATGGGGGATAGTCAGAAGCAGGGTCATCCTCTATGCGTCCGCATATCATACCCGTCCGGCAAAGAGAGCACCGGACGGGGCGGCCACGGCAATGGCCTACCGCTTTTGTTCCTGGGCGGATTGAACAGGGCATTTCTACGCTCATGCTGCGGCGCACCCGGTCCCGTCGATTCCATGCGGGTGCGACTTTTGCGGAAATGGCAGCCCGGTTTTGCACCGGGCTTTAACGGAAAGGAGGACGCTGCTGTACAGCACCATTCCGCTATGCCGGTCGGCTGATTTCCTGACCGTACCGGCTTCCATGGAAAACTCAACTCGGCGCATACAGGGTCCGACCCTGCTTGCTGCGCTCAATGCCTAGAAAAAGCGCCATGCGCCATCTAAAAGCAGCCCCGCTTCTGCGGTGCAGGGCTGCTTATTTCACGTTTGAGAAGAACCATGCTTTGTATCAGCAGCATTGTTTTTCTCGTAGTGTTCGCACTCCACATTGTAACCACTGCAAGGCGCGCACCGGGCAGCGGTTATCTTGAATGTGTGCTTGCACTGTTCATTTTTCTCTGTGCCCTTTTGCAGGGCAACGTGGGTATGTGTGCTCCTTGCCAAACTGTGAATCTTCCTTGCTTTATATAAATAGGTGTTTCGTCCAAGAGGAATAGGGTTGCGGCGCTTATCCTGCACCGCTTTCCAGCGCTCCGGTGGATTGAAGTTTTTCCGCAACTTTGTCCAGATTTTGAAATCGCTGAAGTCGCTTTCCCATGTTCCGAATGTTTCATCCATCCACTTGAACATTTCTTTTACGGCTTCTGGCAATTCAAATTTTCCATCACATAGGTGGCCCGGCACTTCCTCAACATCCGGCATGGTTGTCGGCAGTTCTATTCGCTCACCATTCGGAAGATCATAGCAGGCGGTGCCTCTGCTCACTCTTCTACCTCCATGATGTGCGTTGCGATCATGTCAGCCATGTGCAGGCACAGAGCTTCCGGGCAGCGGTCGTATACTTTGCTGAGCGTTCCCCAGTCCTGCTCTCCGCTATATGCTCCCATGTGCCACCTGATTGCTAGGGCTTCCGTGTCGGTCAAGAAAATCCAGTCTTTGATAATGCTGACGGATGCTTCACCGTGTCCCATCAAGTGGCTATCTTCATAACGGTAACTGCCATCCGGCTTTTTGATGTACTGCCCAGCCTTGCAAACGTCATGGAGTAACGCGGCGGTCAAGACTGCGCCCTTATTGCATTTTGCAAACTGCGGCATCTTGTCGCACAATTCCAGGGCAGCTCTTGCCACATTGAGAGAATGCAGCACCAGACCACCGGGGACATTCAGGTGATGCTTCGCGCTGGCCGGGGAATTGTAAAAGTCCAGTTCTTCCAGCACCCGCATCAGTGCCATACCGCCGCGCCTACCCTCAATAGCCCGTACCAAAAGGCTGTTGAACTGGTCTTTCAGCGAGATTCTTGTTGCTTCATCCATAGGTCGTTCCCACCTCTCAATCCCAGTCCCGGACTTCATTGTTCCAGTCATAAGCCTTGTTGACCAAAGTGTCCAGCAGCACCGGCACTGCCCATGCAACGGCAATGAGATCTGGGTTGTAATTGATTTTGAACAGCCAGCAGACACCCCAGATCAGGGTTGAAAAAATGCCATACAGCACGCCGAACACCAGCAGGCTTTCTCCCAGGTGCAGCGCATCGCGGCGGAAGCGCCGCCAGTTGAATGTCTTGTTGAAATTGTTGATTGTTCTGTGAAGTTTTTCAAGAATCATTTTTTCTTTCCCTCCATGTGAAACAGACTTGTTTGACTTGTGTACTCAGAAAACCGTTCTTCTTCCAACTGGAAATAGAACGGATCAATTTCAAATCCGATAAAGCCAAGCCCTGCCTCATATGCTGCTATGCGGCTGCTTCCGCTTCCGAGGTGGGTGTCAAGGATCTTCTGCCCTGGCTCTGCATAGTTTTTGAAAATCCAGTCATAAAGAGCAACCGGCTTCTGCGTTGGGTGGATTCGCTTTTCGTTCAAGCTCTTGTTTCCCTGCATGGTGTCGCCTTCTGTGATGCTTTTTCCCTGCATCATGCCGGACCACATATACCGGAACATTCTCACTGAGGAAAACAAATTTGTCGCCGCAATCTCGCAATCTGAAAAGCTAGAATTTCCATTGCACTTGTCCCACACGATCCGTCCGGTAGCAAACTGGTAGTCAAAATAGTTGCAGCCCCATACAATATAGTGGCGGCACACTCGAAACAGCTCTCTGAAATACTCCGGCTCTGGTTTACTCCAAGCAGGAGAGACGGGGTAGTCACGGTGTACGCCTATTTTGCTGACTTTGGATCCGTAAAAGCCTCTGCGTTCCGGGCCAGAGAAATACGGCGGATCCACAACCGCCAAATCAAAATAATTATCCGGGAACAGTTCCATTGCCGGCAGGCAGTCCATGTTATAGCAATGGTTCAGCTTAAACACTTCTCCCATGCCTTACTCCGCCGGGCAATCCGCCCGATACCTGAACCGCTGCTTTGCGTTGTATAATCGCTGCTGCCCAAGCTCTGCACTATATCCTGCGCGACCATTGGCATCCATCTTTCCAGTGTCACCGCGCTTCAGTTCCTTATAGATGGTGGAATAGTTGAAGCTCATCGCCCTGGCGATTCCGGCAACACTCTGTCCGGCATTGTACCGGGCTTCCAGCACCTTGCGGTCATCCTGCGTCATGTGTTTTGCCATTCCTGTTCCCTCGCTTTCCTGAAAAATGCGCAAAAAAATAACGCAAGAGAATCCGCTAAGATTTCTCTTGCGTTTTCTCTTGCGTTTATTTTACAAATTCAGCCAACTCATCAAATTTCTGCAAATTTCCTCTCCCTTTTTGGGCCGCGGGAGTGTATACTGAGAGAGACAACATCGTACCCAAAGGAGTACTCTCTATGAATCATTTTCTTTCTGCCCCCGTTACCGACGCCCAGCGCCAGCGCGACGCGCTGTTAGGAGCGCTGGTAGGGCTGGCCCGCTCCACCGTCAACGAGCCGAAGACCGAGGACACCGACCGTGTGCTGGCCTCCGGTCTCCGGCTGGCTGCAGACCCGGACGCTGCCGAAGACGCACTGCACCGGATGTACCACATCGTCGAGACGGAAAAGCACCGCGTCGCCCCCAACTGCGCCACCTGCACCATGCGCTGCGGCAACACCGACAACTACGACCTCGCCCGGCTCTGGGCCGCGCCGGAGGACATCCGCGTCCTCAAACTGCGGCTGCTGGCAGCAGTATTCCGGCTGGCACAGGGCCGCCCGGACGCTTGCGCACAGGAGGTCATTGATCAGGCCCTTTTTGTCCTCGCCGAAGACTGGGACGAGGAACTTCTCGCCCCCGTCGTGAAGCGGGCCGAGGACTGCTGTGCCGGGTAA